CATTTGCTTGAGAAGTAGACAAGGTGCTAGATGCAATAACCTCTCTTTCAGAAAGTCCAGACCTAGTTCTTTGAGCGGATGTTTTTACATCCATCAAAAACTCATAACCCAAAGTAGACAGCTGTAAAGCAGTGCCACTAGAGTCTTTTAAAGTCAACGTAAGAGAAAACGTATCACCCCTTCTGCAAGTGATATCTAATTGTTCTGCTACATCTAAATTTACGCTACTTGCCATATCAACCTAATAGTGTGTTTGTAATATCTGCTGGTATATCAGAACCCTCTGCTATTTCACCTCTTTTGCCTTGACGTTGAGATATAAGCTTGCTCTGCTTTTCCGCTTGCTTATCTATCCTTTCGTCCTTTCTGTTCTCCTTAAGAACTTCAATTTTTTCTTTAAACTCTTGATCGTCAGTCTTGAATCCAAGAGTCGCCTGAGCTTTAATTATCTCAATCTCTTTTCTAAACTGATGGCGTACCTGTTCAAGCTGCGACTCTAACTGAGTTTTAAGCTGCATCTTTTGAGCGTCTATCTCTGCCTCCATCTGCATCTCTTGCATCCTAGCTTGAGAAGCAGCCTGAGCAGAAGCCTGAGCTTGCTGAGCCTGGAACTGAGAGTTTTGCGCAGCGATCTGTTGTTGAGAAGCGATTCTCTTTTTTCTTCGGATCACAAGCAAACGCTCAGCTTGATTCACATCCTTTATGTTGCGTATCGCAATCGCATCCTCAATATCTATTTCCTTTTGCTGCAAAGAAATCTGTATGTTTTGTTCCAAGTATGCCTTGTCTTTGTCCTCCATTTCTTTGACTACCTGCACGCCGAAGTTGTACATCGGCAAGTTGCTAAACGAAGAAAGGACAGACATATTTTCTTTTCCGATAGCGTTCTCATAAACCCTATACAAGACAGACTCAGAAGGAAGTATCTGTATACACTTCACTATGTCTTCGCACACATACTTGAACAACACCATAGAAGCATTAGTGATATCGTATATAGCATTGTTTCCAGCTGCTATAGCTTGCTGCTGAACACCAACAAGTGTATCACCCTTCGGGGTAGAAGCATCCATCATCTCATTGATTCCCGTAGTGTCACGGATCATTCGGAGATAGTGGTTATATAAACCAATCAATTCGTTGATATTTCGGATGCTGTTACCTATCTCTCTGACTGGAGGATTTTGGAAACCACCCTCTGGGTTCTTGCTTCTGTAGTAGAAGACACCAGTCTGTTCATAGATATCGTGAAGATCCAGAGGTTGCAACTCACCGCCCTTTCCAAGCTGTACGTTTTCTAACCCCTCGATATCAATGATCAATCCGTCAGGCTTGGCCTTTGCAATAGCCTGCTGCAACTTCAAGTGAGTCAACTGCAACATATCGGCAAAACCCGTGCAACTATCTACCAAAGACTTTGGCATCATGTTGCGGATGTTTGTCGCAACTACAGAATAAGAAAGTCTGCACTTAGATATATCGTGAACATTCTTAGGGATATTCTTGCTCATCCCATAGTTGAATATCATATCAGCACCACCCAAAATGTAACTGCCGCCATATACAGTAGCCACCTCCATCTTACTAGGCTTTCTTTGAAATACGCTCCCTTGTTTGGGCTCATAGTTGAAACCCTTCATAAAGAAGTTTACGTTTCCAAACCTGTTCTCCTTTTCCTCAAAATGAATGCAGTCAACAGAGATGAATTCAAAATCCAAGATGTTAACCATATACTCATCGTACCCATGCTCTTGGCGCATAAGTCGATTGTTGTAAGAGGTCTTGTTTAATGCACTAGAATCATTACCGTACTTCCCACTTACAGTCTTGGCTATCTTTTCAAAATCGTGCTCTTCCAGCTCATGCCCAGCCATACGCTTCAGCTCCTGTATAGATACCGTCTTAATATGACCAGCATAAATCAAATCCTGGAACGTGGGATCTTCTGTGTAGCTATGAATAAACTTAGTCGGGTCAACATAATTAGTTTTGATTCCTTCGTTGGGGTCATTGGTTCTCTGCACGACAGCCATGCCCAAAGAAACCAAGTCGTTAACACACCGTCTAAAAATATTATCGGTGAAGTTATTCCAAGAAAGGGTCATATTGGTTCCAATCTGAGCTGCTACTTCAGCATCAGTCTTGGTGTTTGTGCCCAAAAATATTTCTGACTCTTCTAAAGAATCTGGAAGTTCATCAGGGTCAATGTCGAGAACCAGCCCACTCTTTTCTTTTAGGGCCTTAAGCTTTTGCTTCGCTTGAATCTGTACCTCTACCCTTCTTTTCTTTTTGTCTTTTTCAGAAGAAGAAAGCGGATCTACAGCTTCAAGGTTAGGGTAGGGATTTCTAGAGAGAATTTTGTTTACAACAACACGAACAAACTTTGGAAGGATAGGAACTGGCGTATAATCCAAGTTCATCAAGCTGCCATCACCATCATTCGGATTCAAAGACCGAAGAAGCTTCTTGTATATATTAGTGTCTTGATTGCCGTTAGCATAATCCCTACTTCTTTCGAAAACAACATTTCTTTTTCCGTAGAGGGAGGTAGAGCTAGTCATTTTGCCCCACTGAGACTCCATCGCTTTTGCGTATGCAATCCCATAAGCCTTACTGTTTTTCGTTTCAGTGCTTGCTAACGGATCGGGAAACGAGCCTTTTTTGTTGTCGTTTTTATAATTCATATTTTTTAAAGCACAGTAAGCTTGTTTGCAAATATAGCAAATCGTTAATTGACCTTATATTTTCTAAAAAACACACGGTCATCAAAATTAGATTTCTTTTTTTGTTTTTGTTTTTGGCAACCCAAAAGTGCTAAACCAGAACTAATAGTCAAGTCATATTTAGTTCTCTTATCTATCTTAAATCCTATCCAGTCCTCTAGCGTTCTATTGAAATACATCTTTCCCACTTCGCCAGTTTCATAGTTTACTCCAACGTGTTCATGGATATACTTCTCTATAGATTGAGCATGAGCCTGTATTACGTCCTGAGAGTTAGATGGAATCCCTTTTGTTTTCACATTCGTGTGTGAAGAAGTGCTAAGCAGATGCTTAGGTCTGTCCATTAAGTAACCGTCGTAACCCCTTGACTCAAAGTATCTTACAATACCATACTTGTTGTTCTCTACAAGCAAAGGGTATCCGTAGTAGAAAGCACACATCAATACGTCCTCATAAAATATACTGGCTAGATCTGGGCGTGAAGCATATTCTACAACAAACATGTTTGAGGGACGATTCATAGAAAACTTGTTGTACATGTGGAGCGCACCTTTAGAGCCTCTGTTGTCTACAGTAGCATCTAGGTCGTAAGAGTCAACCCCACCACAACCGTATTCTGGGAAAGGCGCAACTCTTTTCCCTCTCTCTAGTTTAGATATATTCCTTTCGTTTGGGTCTGGCATCCAGCATACCTTGAACCTGCCGTTAGGGGTGGGAGAGAACACCACCTCTTTATCTTTTTCTTTCCAAGTAAAGTTCCCTGTAACTACAGGATTTGGGAATAGCTCGTCGTTGTGTTCTATCTGCTGATAGATCTTGCCTATGTTGAAAAGGCTGCTCTCAATGCTGTCCCTGAAGGCTTCGTCTTCGGTAAAAGGAAACTGCCTAGTTATCTCGTTAAGTTCAGAAGGGTCATCCTTAAAAGACTTCCTCTCATTTTTTAAATAAGATTTACTACCCAAATCAATGACCTCACCATCGATACCTATTACGTCACCATGTATGTGTACGGTTTGGGAAGGATCTTCAACTACAGCATTTCCATACTGATCAAAGAAACCTTCTAACGCTTCGTATGCAGGAATAAATATTCTGTAGAGACCCGACCTAGTTCTTCCGTTGGCGTTTCTCTGATTAGGATCTGAATCATTCCATAAACCTTTATACTCTTTACCGCCTTTGTTCATAGGGTTGACAGTAGACCCAACGATTGCCTTGCCGACAATTTTTTTACCTACGATCAAGCAAGTTCTTTCTATCCTCCAAGCCTCACGTATGTCTGTGGGTTTCTCCCACTTTCCTGCCTCGTCCAAGTAAAGCATATGCAGCTTCTCACCATCATATGCGTTATTAGTTGTGTTCTTCCAGTTGATGACTGTATTGAGTGCGTCAC